ACGACTCCCTTTTTTTGGCATTATATATACGTACCCATTAAATGTGGTCTTGCTCTTATCTAGTGAATGAAATGTAGCATCAAACTTGATAGATTTATTTTTACGATCAATCAATATGATCGAAACAATAGTAGCTGCTTCGTCGTTGGGTCGAGAGATAGCTGCCTCATGGGTAGAAGAGTGAATCCAACCCTGAACAGCTTTCTGTGCAAGCGCTTCAAGATCGATCTCACCGCGATCACTAATGATATTTGTAAAAAATGAACCTGACGTTTCGTATCTATATAAACACTCAGCATTGCTCCAATAACCTAGGCTATCTGAATGTCTCTGCATGGGCCGATTAAAATTTCCATATGCTACTCTGGTACAAAACTTTCGCATCAGGGAGTCCTCAAATGCCATAAATGGAGAGAGGCTTTGTGTGATTCTATACTCATTAATCTTTTTCCAGATCAAACTATCAAGCTTAGTAGATTCGATTCTTTCTACTTGTGAAATCGAAGAGAATGAAAGTAATGCAAAAAATATTATTGCAATTGTTTTCATGGCTTTAAATTTAATTGGTTATAGCTATAATACAAAAAATTATCGAAATAAAAAAGATAAATAATAAAAAATTAAATTGTAATGGCAAATCCAGTTATGAACTACAACCAGTTTATGTCAGCATTCAAAAAAGCTGAAGCGGGATACCGTGGAAAAGCTAATGTTGCGGCTAACGATAGATCAGGTTCTATGAAGATCAATCAAGGTTTAGTTGAAGGTCCAGTTAAAGGAAAAGGAACTCCTCAACTTGATAAGTATACTAAACAATACATGACTACTGCAAAGAACAAGAGTGTAGTAGGTAAGAAGAAGTAATCAATAAAAATCTAGGACCAATGAATAGAGCTATCATGAGATTTGAGCAATATGCTCTACTTGAAAAGAAGGGCGACCTTAAGAAGCTAGTAGGTAAGGACGAGGACGAAGAGCTTACGATAAATGATGCCAAGAAGATTGGGGTCAAGGTTGCTAACATGGAAGGAGAGGACAAGAAGAAATACGTTGGTATCATCAACTTTTTAGGGGCTTCATGTAACATCTATAACGAGCTTTGGAAGAATTATAAACGAACGAGAGATCGTAAAAAAGACTAATGGATAAAGTATTTGAAAAGGCGTATTCTGATGAGGCTAGCTCAAAGGATGGAGGTTTCATCTTTCAAGCAATCCTAAACTATGACCTGTCCTGGTCAATAGTCAATGGCGAGACTGCACTCGATCAAAAAAATATCCAAGGTTGGCTTAAGCAAGTAGATGTTTTTCCAGATATGCGGTTTGAAGAGGGCCATGCCACTCTTACCTATGTTATCTTAAGTGAAGTAAATCTACTTAAAAGAAAGTTTGAGCTTGCGAGCGAGGCAATCAAGAGATTACTTAATCCAGATTATGCTCGAGAAATGGACGGTTTACCTGCTGAAGTGACACCGGAAGAAGAGACACCAAAACCGGTCGAGACCGACATAACTGACGACGATTGGAACAATCTCTTACCATCTGGTCCAAATCCACCATTGGGATTACCTGAGCCACAAAAGAGAATTGGTCAAGGCCAAGTAGCTTTGCCTTCGGGCCCATCTGCTCCACTAGGTCTTCCGCCAGCAACTTCTGAATCAAGAGTAAATGAGGTTCTTTTTACTACAAAGTTGACTTCTGCTCAAATCAAGGCGATTAATGACAAGTACTTTAGCAACACTCACTATGAGGTAAGGTTCACAGTAGATCGAATGGTCCTACGTGAGGTCTCAACCAGTGGACTTGATACGGGTTCTCCCAATGTGACACTTAAACTTTCTACAGGTATGGTGGACACGCTTGATGGAAAAGCAATCAATAGCTGGGACGGATTTAAGGTAAAGGTATCGGGTAAAAACACTCTAATTAATAATGAGTCGCTGTTGATAGACAACACGACTGAACCCAAGATCTCAGAAATAATGGTATATGACCCTATTGAAAACGTGAATGAACTTATCTTTAGGACTATCCTACCTTCTTTAGTATTGGAATTTAAGGGAGACCGTGTACAAATAGATAACTATTCAAACCGCTCTTCACAAGTATCTATACGATCTAACATTGATTTTGAAAACTTATTTAATATTGAGGAGGCACCCGCCTCTGAGATAGTAGACACAGAAGAGGGAGAGGAACCTGAAGAGGAGAATACTGAAGAAACTCAGGAACCAACTACACCCGAACAAAATATTGCTCCAAAGCAAAATAAATAACTAAAATAATCGATACACAATGGCAGGTTTACCATATTGGACCAACTCAGTCGCAGCTCGAGAATACTACGAACCGATCTATAAGAATCAGTTTGAGGTGATCTTGAACCCACCGGCAGTAATCTCTGGTAGCAATGTAGCTCTTTTAGTGGAGCACGTGACCGAGATTTCAGGTCTGCCTGAAATAAATTCTAACGGGACTCTAGTTGAACAGTCTTACAAGTTCGCTAAAAGATCCTTTGCTGGAGGAATCCCAGACACTACAACTGCTGACTTAACTATTAAATTTACAGTCAACTTAAATGAAGAAAATGACGCATATGTCTATAATATCCTTAGGGCATGGAACGATATCGTTTACAATCCTCAAACGGGTAGTCAAGGACTAAAAAGAGACTATGTAGGTTCAATGTCAGTACACGTTGCAAACAAGACTGGTGAGATCTTTAGAGAATGGAACTTTCCAGTGATCATTCCAAATGATAAACTGACTGAACTCTCTTTAAATTACACTGAAAATGGAATCTATGACGTAACGATGAAATATAGAGCAGACTACTGGGTTGAAACTAGAGTAGGTCAGATTAACGTATAAAAAATCGAGATAAAAATGGAAATGTTTAACACACATCGTCGAGATATCCTAAATTTCGATAACTATATGGATCTTAAGAAACCAGGATTCGGAGGACCTAAATCTGCAATCGAATTACGGGATGCTCGAGGTAATATGAATGATCGCGATCCTAAACTTAAAGGATTTAGACGAACTGTTGAGAGAGACCCTGCTTTTTCTCACCCTGTATACGACCCTACGTACAAGGCAATGACTGGCGATCTTGTTTATCGACAAGAAAAAAAGAAGCCGTTTACGTATGATGATCGAATCACTGGAATTCCAGTTGTAGAGATCGAACCAGTAGAAGAGGGAAGAGCCTATTCTTCATTTACCCGATTCATTAATGAAGAAGTAGAAGATGAGTTAGAAGACGAATTGGATGCTGAATTAGAAGATGAGTTAGAAGATGAGTTAGAAGACAATCAATATGCTGAATTAGAAAATGATTATGAAGAGAGTGACTCAGATGATTGGAACGAAGATGAATATCGTCAGGAGGCAACTGCTTTCAATAATACTATGTCAGACCTGCGTAGCATAGAGGCTATGCTTCGAGGATTTGAAAACGGAGAAAACTTTGATGATGAAGAGGAAGACTTTGGTACAAACCCATTAGAAGACGAGGAGAGTCCGTTTGGAGAGATACCCGACTGGGTAAAGGAGCTTCAAGCTCCAGAAGATTCTGAAGGATATTAATCGAAAACCTCATAGCAATATGAGGTTTTTTGTTTTATATAGTTATAGTTGAGACCAAATCAAGTGGTAATTCTAGTGGATCTGCATCATTTAAGGTGGATATTATTCCATAACTAAATTCAAACTCAGGATACTCATTAGTGATAAAGTCGATTGTGTTTAAAACTACTGATGCAGAAAGATTGGAGTTTAGGTATATTATCCTACTGTATTTTTCGTTCTTGACATTAATTGCCTTATCTAAAAGTTTCTTAATCTCATAATTTAATAAAAAAGACTGCACCTTATTTGGAACAATAAACTTTGTACTAAACTTGTCCTTAATCAGCTTACTCACGTTTAGGATGTAATCGCTACGATCCTTTCGATTAAATGTCAGGATAAAGCTCTTATAGTCTTTAACAAAAACAATTGATACTTTTCTCTTTTCCATTCTATATGTCTAGTTTTACAACGTCAATATTTGCAGCACGCAATATTGTGATTCCAGAAACATCTCGATATGTCTCACGATAAATTACAAGCTTGATTCCTGCCTGGATTATTAGTTTTGAGCACTCCTTACATGGAGAATAGGTCACATAGAGTGTAGCACCTTCTGTGCTTTGAGTGGATCGAGTCACCTTCATCATTGCATTGGCCTCAGCGTGTAATACATACCAATTAGTGTCTCCGTTTGCATCTTCACAATCGTTTGGAAAACCCTTAGGCGTGCCGTTAAATCCGTCTGAAATAATGGTACCGTCCTTAACGATTAGAGCACCGACTTTTTTACGTTTACAACAAGAAAGATTGGACCATTCTGTGGCCATCTTCAAGTAGGTAATATGATATTTAAGATCCTTGTTCGTCATTCTTTTCTTTGGGTTTAACGATACTGTCCGGTGTAAGAGAATAAACTATCGTGACTATTCCTACCCATTGTGGATAAGAGATGACTGATCTAAATACTTTATCTAGACTAGTCCATTCATATATGAAATCACAGAGCAAGGAAATTACTAGTAATTTGATGGCTGTTCCAATTATTGATACTATTGCTTTTTTCACAGGTTTACGTTTTTAAGAATCCAATCATATAGCGGATCAGGTAAGTCAGTTGGCTCATCTTGTCCATCAAAGAGAGATACGAAATTAGAGGTTGGTGTACCGATTATGTTAATTAGATCTAGATCGACTTTAGGAATCTCTAAGGGCTCAAACTTACGAGTAATCATCTTCTTTGCGATCTCAAAATGACGCTCGTAGATATGAGAAGAGTTAGCGATATGCGTATATGTACCTAACTCTAATTCAGGATATCCTGCATGGTGACGAAGATGGTTCAGCATCTGCGATTGTAGGATAGCAAAGAATGCAATATCTGTAGGAAGTCCCAAGATCACATCATTGCTGCGCATGCTCACAGTAAGGTTAAGCTTATTATTTCTGATCTGAAAGATTCCATACATTGTACATACAAAATCCTTATTTCCTTGTCTCTGATGGGTAGGCAGGTTAAAGTGCAGGACAGCCTGTCGTGAATCCTTGTCTTGAGCTAATGATTCAAGTGCCCATTGATATTGAGTAAAACCGTGTTCATTCTGGTTATTAAATAGCAGATTGCCGTATGAAGAGTTTACAGTATCATCTTCATTTTTAATAGATTCCCAAAACTTTGCGTATTTTGCGATATATTCAACATCATTTCTACCCATAAAATACCATAGAAATTCTGCAGCAATATACTTGGATTGAGAAGACCTAAACTCGTTTCTATAGAGACACGAAAGAGGATCTTCAATCACCAATGCTACATCACACATTTCATTGATCCTCATGTCCCGAGGCTGAGTCACATATTCTGGACTAGTCATCAATTCATGTAAGAGTTCTTCGTATGCGGCAGCAAAGGAATTTGCTTGAATTATTACCATAACTTAGTTTTTATTTTTATACATGTTACTTTTAAAAAGTTTCGATTTTTAAATAAAACTTTGCTAGCATCATACAATGTATAACTAGTTTGACTAAATTTTAATTATTTCCATTTCTGAGAAATGATCCTTCTGATTTACTAATATTCGATGATCAAAAAGTTCTTCAGGTAGAGATTCATGAGAAACAACAAAGATTGTCATATTATATTTGGTTGAATACTCTTTAAGGATTGATATTGCACGATAAACATTTGTCTTATCTAAAGAACTAAAGATTTCATCAAGAAACATTACGTTCATGGTGCTGTGCTTCATTTTAATTATTTCAATAAACGCAAGCAATACAATAAGGTTCATCTTTTTTCGCTGCCCACTGGATAAACTCTCAGGAGAGATTTGCATTCCTAAATAAGTAATATGTGGATCAAACTCATTATCGAATTCAAATGAAAACTTAAATTCTAATTTTTCAGAGATCTCAAGAATCCTAGCATTTAGGGTAGGAATAATTCGGTCAATCATATCACGTTTGATTCCATTTTCAGATAGAAGATCATCTAAACTTAGTGAAACTGATCTGGTAGAATTTAACTTATCGATTGCGTGTGAATCCTCGCCTATTTGATCCTCTAAGCTCTTAATTATCCCAGAGATAGAAGATATTTCTTCTGATCCATCATTCTCCTGAGCAGCCTCTAGTGAGGACTCTAAAGCTTGTAATTCAGCCTTCTTATTGAAATAATTAGAATCAATATCACCCCGATCTAATAATAATGAAGTTAAGCTCTCATTGATCTCATCAGCTAATTTTTTCTTATTAACTAGTGATTCTTTTAATTTAGTAATCTTCTCTTCGATCTTTTCTTTTATCTCGATTGAAGAATCAGATTTTAAATCATTAAGACAGTGAGGACATCGGTTTTTAGCGTATATTGTGAGTCGGTTCGATAAGTCTCTAATCTCTGAATTTATTGTAATAACCTCCT